AATTTTATTTACGTAGATCGAGAAACAATAAATACTATAGAAGATGTAGCTAGTTTTATACTAGATCTAATAGATGAGCAGAAAAAAGGTTCATTACCTTATGATCTACTCTTCTTATGGGACTCAGTAGGATCAGTACCTTGCGAACTTTCAGTACGTTCTAATAAGAATAATAACGAATGGAATGCAGGTGCAATGTCTACTCAATTCGGTAACCAGGTAAATCAGAGAATTGTAATGTCGAGAAAAGAATCTTCTCCTTATACAAACTCTTTAGTTGTAGTGAATAAAGTATGGACTGCAAAACCTGAATCACCGATGGGAATGCCTAAATTAGAAAATAAAGGAGGTAAAACTATGTGGTACGATGCAACCTTTATTATTACATTCGGTAATATATCTAATGCTGGAACTTCTAAAATTAAAGCAGTTAAGAGTGGAAAGCAGATTGAATTTGCTAAACGTACTAATCTTCAAATCGATAAAAACCACATTAACGGAATAACAACTAGAGGAAAGATTATTATGACTCCTCATGGATTTATTATGGATGAAGATGGAGCTTTAAAGAAGTATAAAGCTGCTAACCAATCTAACTGGGAAAGGATTCTCGGAGGAGGGGACTTTGAAATAGTAGAAGAGAAACCAGAAAACACCTCACCAGATATGTTTGAAACAGAAACATAAACCTAATTTAATTTAATATAAGTTAAGAAAGCCCTTGCATTTGCAGGGGTTTTTTCGTATATTAAAGAGTATATATTATGTCACAAGATCTAAGAGCACTTCTAGCAAACATTACAGAAAACGAAACTAAGCCCGTAGAGGAAGATAGTAAAAACTTCCATTCAAGAGTACTTCTCATAGACGGCCTCAACCTATTCTTCAGAAACTTTGCAACAATTAATTTTATGAACAAAGACGGAGTACCTATAGGAGGAATGGCAGGGTTTCTTAGATCACTTGGCTCGCTAATACAGCTAACTCAACCTACAGGAGTATATGTTATATTTGATGGGCAAGGATCTTCTACTAATAGAAAGAATTTATTACCGGAATATAAGTCTAATAGAGGTATAAACCGTATAACTAACTGGGACACCTACGATAGTATTGAAGAAGAAGGAGAATCTAAAGTAGACCAGATAACACGTCTAATACACTATTTACAGTGCTTACCCGTAAAGATCGGTATGATCGATAAAGCAGAAGCAGACGATATGATTGCATACCTAGCAACTAAACTATCTAAAGAAAGAAATTCAGATGTGATTATAGTATCCTCTGATAAAGACTACCTACAACTCGCTAATCCTAAAATAACCGTATACAGACCCATCAGTAAGAAATTTTATAAAGCAAAAGAAGTAGCTCAAGAATACGGAATACATTCAGACAACTTTATTATATATAAAACCTTACTAGGAGATAAATCAGATAAGATTAACGGAATACGGGGACTAGGTCCAAAAACACTACTAAAACACTTTCCAGAATTAATTCATCATTCTTTAGATTTAGATGAAATCTTTGAAATAGCAGAAGCTAAATTAACAACCCATAAAGTATTCGCTAAGATATTACACGAACAAGATAATCTTAGAAACTCTTATAAGTTAATGGATTTAAAAAACCCTATATTAGATGATCGTCAAATCAACTATATAGAAGATCTAGTAAGAGAAAGCAATAACCCGTTTTATAAAAAAGAGTTTTTAGAAATGTATGAACAAGACGGAGTAGCTCACTTTATAAAGAATATCGAAAATTGGGTTACAGATACTTTTTTTAAGTTGGGAACTTATAAATAAGATCGTATATTAAAGTAAAATTAAACAGTTATAAATAAAAGTTACATGACCTTAAAATCACTAACCGATTACGGACCAGCATTTCAAGTAAAAGCTTTAGGTGCATTACTAACTAGGAAACAATTCCTACAAAACATACACGATGTATTGACGGATGAACATTTTCCTAATCCTGCCCATAAGTGGATTATAAATGAAATATCTAAATACTGGGATAAGTATCATACGGTGATATCTATGGAGGTATTAACTATAGAAGTTAAACGTCTTGATAACGAAATATTACAAACCTCAATTAAAGAGCAGCTGAAAGAAGCCTATAAACATTCAGACGATGAACTACAATACGTAGAAGAAGAGTTTACTGCTTTTTGTAAGAACCAACAACTTAAAGCAGCTCTACTAAACTCTGTAGATCTTTTAAATTCTGGAGAGTATGATAGTATTAGGTACCTTATAGACAGTGCATTAAAAGCAGGTACAGATAGAAATATAGGACATGAGTATAATAAAGATATCGAAACTAGATATCGAGAAGATTATAGACCTACCATACCAACACCCTGGCCGGATATCAATAACTTAATGCAAGGAGGTTTCGGACCTGGAGATCTAGGAATTGTATTTGGAAACCCTGGTGGAGGTAAATCCTGGCTTATGGTTGCAATGGCAGCTCATGCTGTGAGGATGGGGTATAACGTAGTTTATTATACATTGGAGTTAGGTGAAGATTATGTAGGGAAGAGGTTTGATTGCTACCTAACAGGAGTAGATATAGAGCATATAGGAGAACATAGAAAGAGAGTAGATGAAATGGTAGAAAATTTAACAGGAAACCTTATCATAAAAGAGTATCCTCCAAAAATGGCATCTGTATCTACATTAAGAGCTCATCTTCAAAAATGTGTAGATTCAGAAGTTAAACCTGATTTAGTAATTATTGACTATATAGATTACCTAAAAGCAGCATCAAATAAATTTGCGGAAAGAAAAGATGAAATCGATGATGTTTATGTAGCCTGTAAGGGGTTAGCTAAAGAGCTTAAGATACCGATTATATCACCTTCTCAAGTAAATAGAATGGGAGCAAAAGATGATGTTATTGAAGGAGATAAGGCTGCTGGTTCCTACGATAAGATTATGGTATCTGACTTCTGTATGTCTTTGTCTAGAAAGAAAGAAGATAAACTAAACGGAACGGGTAGAATACATATAATGAAGAATAGATACGGTATGGACGGTATGACTTTTGGAGCGAAAGTAGATACAAATAATGGACATATAGAACTAACTTCTGACGTACCTACCTACGATGATTTAACCCCATCTCCTAACGGTAACGGATCTAAAACATTTAACTTAATGGACAGTTTTGACAAGAGAGAATTGTCAAAAAAGTTTAACCAACTTTCCAACTTTTCCTAATAAAAAACATAGTTTTCTTTAAAAACACTATAGGTATAAGGTACACGCTAAAAAATAAAAATATAAATCACGAAATGGAAATCAATCAAAAAATTTTATCAGACATTACAGTTTTTCTGAAGTATTCAAAACATGATCCCGCTTTAAATAGAAGAGAGGTTTGGGAGGAGTTAGTAGATAGGAATAAACAAATGCACCTTAAAAAATATCCTAATCTATCAGAAGAAATAGAAACTGCTTACAAATTTGTATATGATAAAAAAATTCTTCCTTCGATGAGGTCAATGCAGTTTGCAGGCAAGCCGATCGAGATTAGTCCTAATCGAATTTATAATTGTGCTTTCGCACCAGTTGATGACTGGAGAACATTCGGAGAGATTATGTTTTTACTTTTAGGAGGAACCGGTATAGGATTCTCAGTACAGAAACACCACGTAGAAAAACTACCAGAAATCAGAAAACCAAACCCTGTTAAATTTAAAAGATTCTTAATAAGTGATTCTATTGAAGGTTGGGCAGATGCAGTTAAAGCATTAATGAAATCTTATTTTAAAGGAGGTTCAACATTAAGATTTGACTATTCAGATATTAGACCTAAAGGAGCAGCTCTAGTAACATCAGGAGGTAAAGCTCCAGGCCCTCAACCATTAAAAGAATGTCTAGTTAAGGTACAAGGTATTTTAAATACTAAAGAAGACGGCGATAAATTAGAACCAATCGAAGTACATGACATAGTATGCCATATTGCTGACGCAGTATTAGCTGGAGGAATTAGAAGAGCAGCTTTAATCTCTCTATTCTCTGCAGACGATGAAGAAATGATCTCTGCTAAATCTGGTAACTGGTGGGAACTAAATCCACAAAGAGGTAGAGCTAACAACTCAGCAGCTTTATTAAGAAGAAAAGTAACTAAAGACTTCTTCGATGAGTTATGGACAAGAATTAAAGCTTCTGGAGCAGGAGAACCCGGAATTTATTTTACTAATAGTAAAGATTGGGGAACTAATCCATGCTGCGAGATTGCATTAAGACCTTATCAATTTTGTAACTTATGTGAAGTAAATGTAAGTAATGTAGAGTCTCAAGAAGATTTAAATGAAAGAGTAAAAGCAGCTTCTCTATTAGGAACATTACAAGCAGGTTATACAGATTTTCACTACTTAAGAGAGGTGTGGAGACGAACTACTGAAAAAGATGCCTTGATAGGAGTATCGATGACAGGTATTGGGTCTGGAAAAGTATTAAACTTAGATGCATCTGAAGCTGCAGAAGTAGCTAATAAAGAGAATGAAAGGGTTGCTGAAATGATTGGAATAAATAAAGCAGCTAGAGTAACAACAGTAAAACCTGCAGGGACAACCTCTTTAACACTAGGAACTTCTTCCGGTATACATGCATGGCATAATGATTATTACCTAAGAAGAATCAGAGTAGGTAAGAACGAATCACTCTATACTTACTTAGCTCAAAACCATCCAGACCTGATTGAAGATGAATTCTTCAGACCCCACGATACAGCAGTAATAACTATACCACAAAAAGCACCAGAAGGAGCAATCTTGAGAACAGAAAATGCTTTAGATTTATTAGAGAGAGTTAAGAAGATCTCAACAGAGTGGATCAAACCTGGACATAGAAACGGGTACAATACCCATAACGTATCAGCAACAATTTCCGTAAAAGAAGACGAATGGGAAGATGTAGCAAAATGGATGTGGAGAGAGAGAAAACACTACAATGGATTATCCGTACTACCATTCTCAGATCATACCTATCAGCAAGCTCCTTTTGAAGATTGTACTAAAGAAGACTATGAGGAGTTAATGAAGACTCTAACTGAGGTAGATTTATCTAAAGTAACTGAGGTAGAAGATATGACAGATCTAGCAGGAGAGGTAGCTTGTGCTGCAGGAGCTTGCGAAGTAGTTTAGTAAGGTAAATATAGGAAAATGTAGAAAGACAGGGGTGTTATCCGCCCCTGTCTCTATTTATATTAAACGTTGCACTAACCGGTTATACTATGCTAAACTATATAAAAAAGAAACTTATGAACTTTTCAAGTATTTTTAAAGACGACAATACTATTAATGAGAAAAACGTTGTCGGCTTTGCCTCCTTTGCTATCATGGCTTTATTCGCTACCGCAGACATTGTAACCGGCTTCTTAGGAAAAGATCTACCGGTACAAGAATTTATCTACAACTCTTTCGTAATAATCACTCTAGGTTCCTTCGGGATCGACGGTATTACAAAAATATTTGCTAAAAAAGGAACAGAGTAATGATATTAAGAATAGGTTCACGTGGTAAAGAAGTTAAAGAACTCCAAGAATTCCTTGAGATTGGAGCAGACGGTATCTTCGGTAAAGATACAGCTACAGCAGTTAAAGCATGGCAACGAGCCAATAGCTTGGATGATGATGGTATTGTTGGTCCTGCCACTTGGGATGCTATGGGTATCGCTACTACTGATAATTCGGAAAAAACTTATACAACGGAAAACGGATTAATCGTAAATAGACACTTCCTTCCACCCGGTGAGTATAAATCTGGTCCGACAAACAAAGAATATGTTTTTTTACATCATACAGCAGGATGGCATAATCCCTTTAAGACAATTGATAACTGGGGTAGAGATTCAAGAGGTGCCGTAGCCACAGAATTTGTACTAGGCGGTCCTTCAATTAAAGGAAACGACGGCAAATATGACGGTGTAATGGTACAAGCATTTCCCGAAGGAGGATACGGCTGGCACTTAGGTAAAAATGGCTCTCAACATATGCATACTCATTCTGTAGGTGTAGAGGTAAATAATTTTGGATACATAATTGACGGTAAAACTTATGCCGGTACTACGGCTCATGAATCACAAATCGTTAAATTAGCAAAACCATTTAGAGGACACAGTTTATGGCACAGATATTCTGATGCACAAATTGATGCAATGCGCTTATGGATTTTATGGATTGCTGAAAGAGATAATATTGATGTTAGAGCCGGATTGCCTGCTTTAATTAAAGAAAAAGGTGCGGATGCCTTTGAATTTAACGAAGACGCTTATTACGGAAAAGTAAAAGGTACATGGACTCATACCAATACTAGAAAAGATAAAGTAGATATGTTCCCACAGCAGGAGCTTATGGATATGTTAATAAGCTTATAATGGAAGTCAAAGAATTAGAAGATATATTTAAAACAGAAGAATTTAAAACTCTTTCATTCTGGAAAAGAGTTTGGATTCGAATTAAGGTTGCTTTTATTTATACGATAACTATTTTTTAGAACAGTAATGATTAAATCAACCTATATGAAATTAATATTAGCTAGCACAGCAACAGTAGGCTTCTTCTGCTCCTACTTTCTTCAACTGACCATGGATAATGCCGAACAGTTCTTAGCTGTAGCTGCTGTACTATTGTTAGATGGGTTTTTCGGAATAATAGCCGGTATAAGAAGAGAAGGTTTTAAGACTTATAAAGCCCTTAAGGTACTAAAATCAATTTTTGCCTGGGAAGTTATACTCACCGTTATCTTAATGATTGAAAAAGGATTTACCGGCACAGGCTGGTTAAGCGAAACAGTCATAACCCCCTTCATAGTATTTCAGATGATCTCAGCACTTAAAAATGCTTCAATGTCTGGATTTATTAAAAACGAGCTGTTAAATATTATTTTAGATAAAATCGATAAACATAAAGGCGAAAGAGTATGAAACAATTATTAAATAGTATTACCGATACGCGAATGGTGTATCTTTTAATGTCAATTATACTTCTAACCGGTTACTTCTTACAATCTTGGGAAGTTATTATTTTTGTAACATTTATGCTAAACGTTGGTGTATGGACCGGTTTTTGCCCTTCAAAATGGTTCTTCGCTAAATGCGGATTTAAGAAAGCAGACCTTTAAAAATGAAAGCATTAAGTGGAATATCACTAAATGCCAAAATATCCCTAGGCGTTGCAGGAGTCATTATGATGACTTTCTTCGCTGTACAAACATGTATTGTTTTTGGGTTATGTGAACCTACTTTATTTTTAGCTAAGTTCGGTTGGGGATGTGTAGTATTCTTCATGCCACCTTTCTTTAAAGTTGTAAGTGAATTTATTAACAATATAAAGATTAGAGAAGAAAAAGTAAACGCTCAGTTAGGCGGTATCAATAGATCAAATCTTGTTGTTACATTAACAATGGATGGGTACATCATTAAAGCAAATGATAACTTTTGTAAACTTGTTGGGTGTACAGAAAGGGATATGGTTAAAAAACCACATTCTGCTATGGTTACTCCTGAATATGCTAAAAGTAAAGAGTACTTAGAATTTTGGGAAACCCTACGGAGCGGAAAGAGTATAACTGGTGAATTTGAGAGAGTTGCTAAGGATGGTTCAAAGAGATGGTTATATGGTAACTATACACCAATCAAAAACTCAAAGGGTGAGTATGATACAGTATTGAAAATAGCAACTGATATTACTACACAGCACAACGCTGAGGAAGTAGTTAACCAAAAGAATTCCTACTTAGAACATGCTGCCAAAATACTTAGACACGATATGCACTCAGGTATTAATACTTATATGCCTAGAGGTTTAGGTTCTTTAAAAAGAAGATTAAGTGAAAATCAAATTAAAGAATTGAAGATACAAGCCCCTCTTAAGATGCTAGAAGAAGGTTTAAAACATACCCAGAAAGTTTATGCAGGAGTTAAAGAGTTTACAAACCTAGTAAAAGAGAAAGTCCAATTAGATACAAAAAATTTAAACCTAAAAACTATATTAAAAAACTATCTTAATTCAACCTCCTATACAAAACAAGTAGTTATTGATGAATTAGTAGAATGGGAAGTTAACGAACCTCTCTTCTGCACTGCAATAGATAATCTAATACGTAACGGACTTAAGTACAACGATAGTTCTACTAAGACAGTTATGATCTATATGGAGGGTAAAAATACATTATGTATACAAGACAACGGAAGAGGAATGAGTCAAAAAGAATTTGTAGAACTATCTAAACCTTATACTAGAAAAAAAGACCAAGAAGAAAGCGGTTCTGGATTAGGTTTAAACATATGTATAGCTATACTAAAAGAACATAAATTTACTATAACAGTAGAAAAAATTAACCCTGGAACTAAAATAAGAATAAGACTACAATGATAACAATGATAAACTCCATCCTTTTAATAGATGACGAAGACCTCTTCCACCTAGTATTCGAAGATGCATGCAGCATTTTAGATATAACACTATCTCTAGAAGCACTAAACTCTAGTGACGAGGCTGATAGGCTATTTAAAAAATGGTTTCCGGACGATCCCAACCATGAAAGACCGGAATGCGTATTTGTAGACTTAAATATTATAGGTTCATCTTTTGACGGCATTGAGATGGTTAGAAAGATTAATTATGACTACGGAAACGGATGTGTAATCGGAATAATATCATCTTCAGATGATACGCAGGAAATCGAAAAAGCTAAAGAAGCTGGTGCACAATTCTGGATTATTAAATCAGATGATATTGAACCACGATTAGAGGAGTTTAGAGAAGACTACCAGGGTTACAAGAACAAAACAAACCCCTTTAAAATCTATAAATAAATGTTAAAAAAACTAGGACATATATTAACCTACCATGATTCAGAACCTACTGAAGTTCTTCAAGGTCTGATATGGTTAATATTTGCCCCTATCGTTTTAGAAGCAACATTTTTTCCAAACCTCTGGTACATTGCACTTACTTCTATAATAACCGGCCTTATAACCCTATACTCAGTAGTATATGAAAGTTTAACTATAAGAAAATACGTTGCTTACACATATGGACTTTTATCATTAACATTTATAATATTGTTTTTTAGAGACAACGGATTTAATTCAAATCCTATGAACTGGGGTTGGATAGTTATTTCCATAAGTGCAATTAGTAATATTAGGAGAATACAGCGAAAAATTCAAGCTAAACAGAAAACTACAGCAGAAGAAGATATAAGTAAAATGTATAGAGAGGACTTGGAGCAAAAAATTCAAATACAGGAAAAAGAAATTTTTGATTTAAGACTAGAGAATATTAAATTAAAGGAAAAGTAAAAAATATACAAATGAAAGTTACTGAAGAAGTTAAAAAAATGTTATTAACTTTCGCTAAAGAGAAAAAAATATACCTAGAAGGTAATATATTAAAAGTACTTACAGCGGAAGAAAAAGATAAAGAGTTTATAGAATATCTAGAAACATGTAAAGTAAAAGATACAGATGCTCGTAAAAAAAGACTACAGGTAACTAAACAGGTTCAAAAGCAAAATAAAGAACTAGTTGCTAAAGAGAAACAAAATGATACTTTAATGGAAGAACTTAAAGTAGCATTAGAAGAAGCAAAACGATCTGAGGAGGAAGCTCAAGCATTAAGAGAAGAAGCAGAACAGGGTAAAGAGCAAGCATTAGAAGATCTAGAGTTAATGCAGAAGAAAACACAGTTTGAATTAGTAGGTACTATCGTCCGTATAGCATTAGCAGTAATAGTAGGAGTAGGTATTGTAACTAGCGTAATGTACGGTATCGCAATTGTATCAAACTACGATACACAGATTATTGGATCAACTTGGTCGAACATGTTCGGTATACTCCTTACTAACGCTTTTTCGATTGTCGGAACGATAATGGGCGTGAAATACGCTACAGAAAAAGAATAAAGGAAGTTGCTTACTTATTAACTTCTATTTATATTTAATTATGTTGGAAAAATTAAAGCAAAGATTATTCCCATCACTAATAGCATTATCAGCATTATCTGTCTCAGCTTCTGCTGCCTTTTATTCAGTGAGCGGATTATCTAAACTCTTTGCCGGAGCAGCATTTGCAGTAATAGTTATGGCAGCTTCTCTAGAAGTAGCTAAGCTCGTAATTGCTTCTCTACTTTATCAGTATCGGAAAAATCTACCGCGTCTATTAAAATATTACCTGTCAGTAGCTTGTTTAGTATTGATATTAATAACATCTATGGGTATTTACGGATTCTTAAGTGCTGCATATCAAGAAACAGCCTCTAAAGCAGGTTCTATTGATTCTAAGATAGCATTGATAGAAACAAAGAGAGATAACATTAAACAACAATTAATAGGGTATAGTAGCGAAAAAGAAACAATTGATAAAGCAGTAGCTGATTTAAGAAAAGGATTATCCAACAACAAGATACAATATACAAATGCTGACGGTCAATTGATAACAACTACCTCCTCTTCAACTAGAAGAGCGTTAGAAAAGCAATTAGATCAAGCAATTCAGAGGCAGGGAACTATTAATCTTAAAGTTGATACGTTAAATGAAAGGTTGTTTAATTATGAGACTGAAATAGTGGAAGTTTCTACTAACAGCGAGTTAGCAGGAGAACTAGGCCCGCTAAAATACCTTTCCAGACTTACAGGTACTCCGATGGATAAGATCATAAATATACTACTTTTAACTATTATATTTGTATTTGATCCTCTAGCTATCGCTCTAGTAGTGGCAGCTAATTTTGCATTCGAACAACTACGTCCTAAGACGAAAGAGAATATTTACGGAGAAACTATAGAGGTTGAAGAGGAAGATACATTTGAAGATTTAACTACTACTTCAAATGATGGTTTAGAACAATACCCGTACGATGAGAGCATAGATATACCTATAAACCCTATAGATCCCAATCCTGAGAAAGAACCAGAACCAACTCCTAAGCAGGAAAATCCAAAACCGTACAAAGACCCATCACAGCTTTCTAGCTATAGAAGGAGAAAAATAGAAGAAGAAGGTAAGAAGTACTGGTAAAATAAGTTGTAATAAAGCATTAAAAGTAGTATATTAAATTATAAAGTTATAGAAATAAACATGGAAGATGTAAAAAATTATCAAGAAGTAGTAGATATTGCTTCAAAGCATTTAGGTAAAGTAGGAGGAGCAGGATATAGCGATCAGTATAACCCAGACTTATTAGTAGCTATTCCGCGTAATTTAAACAGAGAGGCTTATGGAATTGAAGAAAACAACCTACCTTTTGTAGGAAGTGATGTTTGGAACTGCTATGAAGTATCGGCCATTACAACCAAGGGACGACCTGTAGCAGGTATGATGAAAATCATATATCCTTCAGACTCTGAATTTCACGTAGAATCTAAATCTATTAAGCTATATCTCAATTCTTTTAATATGACGAAGATGGGAGATACAGAAAAAGAATGTATTGCGTTAATGGAGCAGAGAGTTGAAAAAGATCTAAGTACTCGATTAAAAACTGATGTAAAAGCTAAGCTATTTACAAATAGTTACGCTCCTGAATTTGATATGGACAGACAAGGCTTCATACGACTTGACGCTCTCGTAGATCTAGACACAGTTGAATTCAATGTATTTAAATCAGACGCAAGTCAATTAAAAGGAACAGACGATGTAGTTACTGATGAAGTAGTTAAGATAAGTTCTGATCTATTAAGATCTAATTGTAGAGTAACAAACCAACCTGACTGGGGAGATGTCTATATTCATATGGAAGGAGTAAATACTCCGGATTACGAATCTATTGCAAGGTATATCGTATCTCATAGACAGGTATCTCACTTTCACGAAGAGATTGTAGAAATGGTATTTACCCATTTGACCCAAGCTTACAAACCAAATAAATTAATGGTAGCAGCTCTATATACAAGAAGAGGAGGTCTAGATATTAACCCGATTAGAGCAACCCATCAGGACATGATACCAGCAGGATTTACTAGTACTGATTTTATTAATCGTAAGACATTAAGACAGTAGAAAGGTTGTTTATTAACAAAATAGTTCGTATATTTAGGTATGGTAAAAGAAAAAAAGAAGTATAAATACGTACCTAAAGAATATGTAGCTCGTACAGTATATGAATTAGAAATGGAAGAAGAAGACGGAAGTATAAGTATATGGAAGTACGATAAAAAGAAAAACCCATACGGACCATACCAAACAATAATTAAATACCCTCCAGGCTATAACTTCTACCCCAACGCTAAAATTCCAAAAACTAAAAAGAAATATCCAAACCCTAAAACCGGTAAAGAGGTAAGCTATGCAAGAGCAAAGACCTTAGGACTGGTATGATATACTAAAAGACTATGATACAAATAGCAGTAATAACTATAATAATTCTTATCTTAACAGTAGTTATTTTAGGGTTATTCCTACAGAAAGCTAAACAACGTATAGTTGATATACAAGAAGCTTTTAAGTTAGAGAAAACCGAAATTAGAAAAGATGCTCAATTTAGATCTTCCGCAGTTAGTTGGGGAAAAACAATTGAACATTTTGTACCTTTTATGGAAGACTTTCCAATCCCGCCGGAAGATGTTGTATTTTTAGGAATGCCTATAGACTATGTCGGTTTTAGTAATACAAAAAGTAAAACTAAGTGCGAAGTACATTTCGTGGAAGTAAAATCCGGCAGCTCGTTCTTGATGGGAAAGCAGAGGAATATTAAAAAAGCTATAGAAGAAGGTAGAGTATACTGGCATGAAATAGCGGTAGAAGGAAACACACTTAAGACAGGTAGAGATTAAAATGAAACTAAGAAAACAATCTATCAGAAGAATTAATGAAGTAACTGTAGACGGGCAAGCAACTACTAAAGAATATCTTATAGAGTTAAGTTTAAATTGGGTAGAGAAGGAGCTTATACTATTCAAAAAGGTACTAGCTCAAGGAGGAAGCTGCAAGATTCAAGGTAAAACTTATAAAGTCAGTAAAGCAGAACCTATTAGAATGGTAACAAAATAAATAATAAAAAATGAAAAGAAAAGCTAAAGCAATCCATGCAGAGTTAAGAAAAGAAAGTAAATCTTTCGACGGATGGTTAAAGTATGAAATAACTATTCAATATCCTAACGGAACAACAGAACAGGTACCGGCATACGGAAAAGACCTTCAAGATGCACTATCAAGAGTAGCACACGATAAGAAGGTAGAAAAGTTAACAAAAACAAAACTACCCGTTCTAACTGTACTATTTATAGCAATCTTAATAGCAACTTCCTTTGGAGTGATAGGATTTAATATTGATAGATTAGGAAATAATATTGGCCCTGTGATCGTAGCAACAGTAGCTATCCTAGCTACACTTACATTAAGTATTGCAAACTGGTTTAGCCTTAGAAGTAAAGAAAAATAAGTTGATATCTCTTAAGATATTTACTATATTAAGTTATGATAAAAAGGATTCGCCTATATCCTAATAATACCTGGCAGATTTAAAGTTATATTAAAAACATGCAATTAAAATTAGATTTAAAACATCCAAAACACGTAGTAGTATCTCTTTCAGGAGGAATGGACTCAAGTACCTTACTACTCCGATGCTTAAAAGAGTATGATACTGTAACAGGTATCTCATTTGATTACGGTCAAAAACACAGAGTAGAATTAGAAAGAGCTCAATCATTAGTTAATTACCTTAGCGAAAACGGACACAAAGTAAATTACAGACAGATTCAATTAAACGGATTAGTAGATTTACTAGACTCAGCATTAGTAACAGGAGGGAACGATGTACCAGAAGGACATTACGAAGAAGATAATATGAAAGCTACGGTTGTACCTAACAGAAACAAGATCTTTGCCTCCATTACTCAAGCAGTTGCCTTATCAGTAGCAAACAGAACAGGAGAGAAGACAGACATTGCACTAGGTATTCATGCCGGAGATCACGCCATCTACCCTGACTGTAGACAAGAGTTTAGAGATGCAGACGATAAAGCATTTAGAGAAGGTAATTGGGATGCAGATAAAGTAGGATACTTCACTCCATATTTAGAAGGAGATAAATTTACTATACTTCAAGATGGAGAAGTATTATGCGAAGAGCTAGGAATAGACTTCGATGAGGTTTACAAGAGAACAAATACTTCTTACAAGCCTTATCCTTCGGGAAATAGTGATTATAAGTCTGCTTCTAGTGTTGAGAGGATTGAGGCTTTTATTGCTCTTGGCAGAAAAGATCCCGTACAGTATGAGGATGAAACTGGAGAAGTGGATTACGAAGTAGCAAAAGCTGCAGTTGAGAAGGTATTAGCCGATCACGTAGCTTAAATTTAAAAGAGAGGTAGTGAAGCTGTAATTATTAACTAGATGGAAGAAGGTCGAAAAAAGGTTTAGAGTAGACAATGCACCCATCCCCTTAACGTTAATAATCAGAAACCTTGAAAGACCCGAAACCTCTCTTATTTTGTCTCGTAGTGTAATTGGTAACACGCCAAAGGGTAATTTGAAAAGATATAAAGTTGTAAGACTACAGTAAGGTTCGTATATTAAAAGTATAAAAATAAAAAGATATGTCAGACGGAATAACAGAAGCAAGAAGAGGTAGTTACTTTAGCGGTAAAAATAAGAATGTAAGTACTACCGGTGAAATAAAACACAGTAAATATTATTACGATGTTGATAGAAACAAGTCATATAAAGACTATACCTCTACAGGTACAGAATTTAAAAGTGTATGGGTAGGAGATAAGAAAGAAGATTTAGATTATATGCCTAACCAAAAATGGCATAAAATTATTTCATTTATCAAATCGGGTATTCGCATAGCTGGTTATATTTTCCTCCCATTTGATGTGGTTTTCGCAACAATTGTTCTTATATTAAGTGAAGTAGTAGGAATAGTAGAAGAATTAGTTTAAATAAGTAATATGAATAAATTAG